AAAATGGAATCTGTGGAAAAAAATTATATAATATCTAAAAAATATGCCTTCTTTTATGAGAGGATTAATAACATCTTACTAAAATTAAAATAAACATGAATTACAAATCACAATATAACCAGGATAGGTTTTTAAATGAAAAATTTTTCCACAATAAAAAAAACGGTGTGTTTATTGATATAGGGGCTCACGATGGTGTGTCGTTAAGTAATTCATATTTTTTTGAAAAAGAATTAAATTGGAAGGGTATGTGTGTCGAACCTATTCCTACATTGTTTGAACAGTTGGATAAAAATAGGGAGTGTGTAAAAGTACAAGGATGTGCTTGGAACCAAGACGGTGTAAAAAAGTTTAGAGTAATAAAAGGATATGCAGAAATGTTAAGTGGTATTATTGAAACTTACGATTCTAGTCACATAAAACGTATAGAAAATGAATGTGAGAGTACAAACGGTTCTTATGAGGATCTTGACATACCTTGTTATGACATAAATGGTTTATTAGAAAAGAACGGGTTTTTTAATATAGATTTTCTATCTATAGATACAGAAGGTTCTGAATTTGAGATATTAAAAAAAATTGATTTTAAAAAATTTGACATTGGAATTATTATCGTTGAAAATAACTACAATAACAATGAGTTACGAGAGTTTTTAAAGTCAAATAATTACGGTTTATTTACAAAATTATCAGTTGATGATGTTTTTGTAAAACAATAAAATTTTAAACAAATGATAACATTTTTAAGTTTCGCGGATAAAAAATATCATACAACTTTAGATAGGATAAAGAATGAAGCGACATCTTCTTCTTTTTTTGATGAGGTAAAAGTTTACACAGAGAATGATTTACCAGAAGATTTGAAAATTTTTTGTGACAGTAATCCCAGGGGTTACGGATATTGGATATGGAAAGCCTACTTCGTATATAAAACACTTACAGAAATAAATGAAAATGATATTTTAGTTTATTGTGATGCAGGATGTTCTATAAATATGAATGGTAAAGAAAGATTTAACGATTATATTGAAATGGTTAAAAACGATAGTTGTGGTAATATTTCATTTCAAACAGGTCATCCAGAAAAAAAGTTCACTAAAGGCGATGTTTTTAGTTATTTTAACGCTTATGAACATTCCGATAGTGGTATGATAGCTAACTGTTGTATCGTATTAAGAAAAAACGAACACACATCTAATATTGTTAAACTATGGTACGACACTTGCATCAATCAAAGACATTTGATTACTGACACACCATCAGTAACACCAAACGACCCCATATTTTTTGATCATAGACACGATCAATCTATTTTTTCAATCATAAGAAAAAAATACGGGACTATTTTTTTAGATGACGAAACTTATAAATTAAATAAAGACGGTGGTTTTGAGACAAAATTCCCAATCCACTGTTCAAGAATTAAATATTAAAATAATAAAATAAATAAAATAAATAAAATGGGAGAATTACAAAATATTGGTTTAAAATACGGGACTGATAAGTCTGGAGTACACAGTTTTAATGGTAGGACATTTTTAGATGTTTATGAAAAACACTTTAAAGATTTGAAAAATAACAATATAAATATGTTAGAATTAGGTGTTTTAAATGGTGGATCACTTAAAACATGGGAGGAATATTTTACAAATGGTAATATAGTTGGTTTAGATATAGACCCAAGTAGGAAATCATTAGAATCTGGTAGGGTATCCATATTTATTGGTTCACAAAATGATACGGAAATATTATCAAAAATAATAGAAAAATTTGGTATGTTTGATATCATTATTGATGATGCTAGTCATATAAACAGTTTAACGATAGATTCTTTTGAGATTTTATTTAAGAATTTAAAACCTGGTGGTATGTACGTTATAGAGGATACACATTGCACTTATGGTTCTCAATTTTGGCCTCAATTTACTCATCATTCCAAAAATTGGCCTGGTATGTCATACAATAAAAACATTGAATTTTCAAATGATAGAAAAATTTTTAATGATTTTATTTTAAACAAAATAGAATACATGGACAAATTACAAGGTGATATATATTCTATTCACATATATGCAGAGACCATTATAATAGAAAAAACTAGATAGTTAAAAAATGAATAAAAAAAGAAATAAAAAACTTTCCGAAGAGGAAGTTAGTGAGGTTAACAATTTTGTTAATAAAAAACAATCTGAAGAGGAAAGAATATTTAACACTATAAAAATAGAAGTTAAGCCAAAAACAGAAAATCAAAAAAAATTAGTTGATTCTATAAAAAACCATGAAATTATAATTGCCTCAGGATTACCAGGAACAGGAAAAACATTTTTAGCTTGTGCTGAAGCTTTAAAATTAATAAAAAACCCACAATCACCGTATCAAAAAGTTATTTTAGTTAAATCTGTAACTACTTTAAAAGATGAAGATATTGGATTTTTAAAAGGTACAATGGAAGAAAAAATGGAACCCTTTATGGATTCTTTCTTAGACAACTTTAATAAAATTATCGGTGAATCATCAACTACAAAACTAAGGGATTTAGGATTTATCCAAATTAAACCGATTGCTTATGTTCGTGGTAGAAGTATTGATAAATCAGTTATTATCATAGATGAGGCACAAAACGTTAGTTTAGATAACATGAGAACTCTTATGACTCGTATTGGTGAAAATTCTAAATTAATAATATTAGGTGATGTTAAACAAAAAGATATTCGTAATAAAAAAGAAAGTTCTCTTGAGGTAGTAATTGAACGATTTAAAGGTAAAACTGGTTTTGGTACTGTAGAACTTAGAAATGAAGAGGATATTGTACGTAATCCAATCATTAAAGTAATTGAAGATATTTTTGACCAAATAGAAGAAGAAAAAATTAATAACAACGGAAAAAAATTATTAAAAGACTAATGAAAGTAGGTATATCTATTAACGGAGTATTAAGGGATTTTTTTGGTAGGATTGAGAACATTCACACCAAATATTTTAACCCAGAGGATGGACAAGAAGTCCAAGTAAAAGATTATAATTTAGAAAAATGGCTTTGGTTTCCAAAAGAAGAAATTGTTAGAAAAGAAATGGAGTTTAACCCAAATTTTGATATGAAAGAATTTTTAGCTGACGAAAACTCCGATAACCATTTGGTAGAGGTTGTTGATGATGAGATAACTGTAGAAGATTTTGTTTATGATAAATGTTGTCTTGAAATTTTTGGTTATGCGGATGAAATAGTCGATGGCGCTGTACAATCAGTTAATGATTTAGAGTTACATCTTAAAATGACAGGTAAAGAACACAAAATGATAATTACTAGTCGTGAAGCTGGTCGTAGTGTACCTTCTACATTGTTTTTTTTATCGAAAACAGGATGTATGATACAAGATATTAAATTTACTATGGGTACAACTGATTGTTGGGAATTTGTCGATATTATGGTAACTGACCACCCAGAAATTTTAAATTCAAAACCTGAAGGCAAAAAAGTTATTAAAATAGAAAAACCTTTTAATCAAGAAATACCTGCCGATTATACTGTTAAAAGTGTTAGGGAATTGATTGGTTTGGAGATATTCAATTAAGGTTTACTTATAAAGTTTCGTATTTAAAATTATATCATGAAATATAAAAAAGAAGAATATTCGGAATTTTTTAGTATTGCCGGTAATCAATATTATTTTGATTTAGATGAGTTAAGTAACTTTATTAAAGTCGAAAAAAATGAAGACGTTGATTATATTTTAGGTGAAAGTAAAAAAGAAATTGAATCAGAAGAAGAAATCTCTGACCCAATCGGGGGTCAAATAATCGACTTGACTAAATGGGAAACAATTAAAGTTATGATAGAATCTGTTTTAAGTGAAAACAACCCAGTAGACGAAGCTATGGGTAGAACTAAATTAGGTGAACAATTATCGATACCATTTAGATTATCATTTAATACATTACTAAATTATAAAATAATAAAAGAACAACAATAAATATGGAAAGTAACATTAAAAACTTAGTTAAAGAATCAGTTTCTAAACTAGAAAACAAAGAGTTTAGAATTTTCTTTTTTGTGATGGACACAAAAGGAAATGCAATCGCAAGTATGGCGAATATTTATGAACATGCTAAATTATTACGTGATATGGGCTATGACGCTCAAATTCTTCACGAAAAAAATGACTACGCTACTGTTGGACCAATTTTAGGTGAGATTTATGAACAAATACCGCACGTATCTATTGAATCACAACAATTAAAAGTTAACACACAAGATTTCATTATTATACCAGAAATATTTGCTAATGTAATGGAACAAACTTCAAAATTACCAAGTAAAAGAATAGTGTTTGCACAATCTTATGACTATATTTTTGAAATGTTGATGCCAGGTAAAAATTGGGCTGATTACGGAATTACCGATGTTATTACAACAACTGAAAAACAAAAAGAATATATTGAAAGTTTGTTTTCAAAAAAAGTAAAAGCTGAAGTTATACCTGTAAGTATTCCTGATTATTTTAAACCATCGGATAAACCAAAAAAACCTATTATCGCGATTTCAACCCGTGACCAAAGGGATTTGGTTAAAATTTACAAAGCATTTTATTTAAAATATCCACACCTTAAATGGGTTTCTTTCCGTGATATGAGAGGATTACCAAGAGAAGCTTTCGCTAAGTCTTTAGCAGAATCTTGTTTAGCTATTTGGGTTGATTCTTTATCATCTTTTGGTACATTCCCAATCGAATCTATAAAATGTGACGTACCTGTTTTAGGTTTAATACCTAATATGGTGCCTGAGTGGATGGGTGATAAAAACGGTCTTTGGGCAAACGACCCATTAGTTATAGCTGATTTAGCCGCTAATTATTTTCAAGCTTGGTTGGAAGACGGCGAACCACAAGAATTATATGACGAAATGTCTAAATTAAAAGATTCTTATACAACTTCACAATTAAAAGAAAAAGTTAAAGAAGTTTACGAAAGAATTATTGAAAACAGAATTAACGAATTAAAATCAACTTTACCAGTAGAAATTGCGGTTGAGAATAACGTAGAACCTCAAAACTAATTATATGTCAGAAATTAAAACAGATACAACAGTTATATTACCAATCCATAAGATGGATGAAGTAATTGCCTCTTATTTAGAGCAAGCTATTAAAAGCATTGAACAACAAAAAGTAAAACCAAGTGAATTAATGATTGTAGCACCTAAAGATGTTACGGTTAACATACCTGAAACTTCATTTAAAGTAACAATGGTTGAAAATAAAGGTGAAACAGATTTTTGTTCACAAATTAACTTAGGTGTTGAAAATGTTAAAACAACTTATTTTAGTATTCTTGAATTTGATGATGAATACTCAAAAATTTGGTTTGATAATACAACAAAGTATATTCAATCATACGAAGAGGTTGACGTTTTTTTACCTATTATTCTTGATGTAAATGTAGAAGGTAGATTTTTACATTTTACTAACGAACCTGTTTGGGCAAAAGAATTTTCTGACAAATTAGGTTTCTTAGATAATGACGCTTTATTAAACTTCCCTAACTTTCAACTATCAGGTGCTGTTATTAAAGTTGAGGCTTTTAAAGCAGCAGGTGGTTTAAAACCAAGTATTAAACTTCATTTTATTTATGAGTTCTTATTAAGAATGTCGTATTATGATAAGAAGATGATGACTATACCTAAATTGGGTTACAAAAAAACAAATATGAGACCAGATGCACTTTTCTTCAATTACTATAATGGGGTTGTTGGTGAAAAAATTGACGCTGTTGAAGCTAGATTTTGGTTCAATACCGCTAGAAAAGAATGTTACTTTAAGAACGACCGCGGAATAAAATTTGATAGAGAAAATGTGACACTACAATAATGTCAGAAGAAAAAAAACCTAGAGGAAGGAAACCTACAAAAGATCCTTATTTTGGGCAAGCTGAAGAATCTGCGGTTAAAGAATTTTTATCATTAGGACAGTTAGTAGAAGACCCTCGTAGTTTAGAGGGTTTTCGATGGACTGGTACTACAAAAGAAGAATTCAGACGGAATGAAATTTATCGTCACCACCTTCAAGCTCCTTTAAATAAGATGATAGAAAGTATTATCAGAAGATATAAACTCTATTCCAAAAATATGTCTTTTGAAGACTTACATTCAGATACGTTATCATTTTTAATGATAAAATTCCATAAATTTAAACCTTCAAAAGGTAAAAAATCTTATTCCTATTATGGCACTATTTGTAAGCACTATCTTTTAGGTAAAATAATTAAAGATGATAAAAAACTTAAAACTTTAATTTCATATGAAGATGTTGCATCTGATTTAGAAGAAGATGAAGAATATTCTTATGAAATAGATTCTATTGATGTGGATTTAAGTTTTTTAATAAGTAATATTTGTGATTCAATTAAACAGGAATTACAAAATAAAATTCTTACAGAGAATGAAATTAAAGTTGGTAATGCCTTAATATCCATTCTTGAAAATTGGGAAACCGTTTTTGAAAGTCAGGAATCTACAAATAAATATAATAAAAACCTTATACTTTATTATATGAGAGAAATGACATCACTAGGTACCAAAGATATAAGGAACGCAATGAAAAGGTACAAATCAATTTACAAATTTATAAAAGATGGTGGTTTATAAAAACCACCATTTTGATATTTATAGGCAAAGACAATTATTATGGCTAGACCTAAAAAGAAAGATATAAAATTAACAAGTGATAGTTTTTTATCACTAACACAAGAGGCTTATAACGAATTAGTCGAACAAAGAAGTACTTGCATTAGAACAATCAACGAAAACAAATCAAAAGTTAACGTTGAGGATATGCATGATTTGGCTAACTTAAATAAAGCTAATACTGATTTATTAAAAATTGTTGATACAACGATTGATAAAAAAATAACATTAGTTAAATTAATGGGTCAGTTAATATTTAAACCTGGTAGTGGTGACAATGGTGATAAAGGTAGCGGTAATATCACACCTGAAGATATGGCATTATTAAGAAATATTTTTAATAATGACAAAGAAGATGACCAAGATAAAAAGGAATATAAAATTAAGTAATGGGTTTTATAAATAATAAAGCTGAAACTATAAATAATGTTGCGTTATTTGAAACTTTAGGGAACTTACCTAAAGGTAAAAATACCTCTTCATTAGAATCTGTAAATTCGAAAGATAAAAATCTTTCTGCTTTTTTATTAGATGTAATAGCCACTACATGTAAAGATAATACAAAATACCCTAAAATAGGGTCCACCTCTAAATGTGAGTCCACAAGAATATTAACAGAAATATTAGTCCAATTTTATCCTGTTTTAATGTTAAAATTAAAAGAAGGTTTAATACAAGGTATAAAAGCTGGATTAGCTTGTAGTACTAATTTTACAATACCAAACAGTACAATAAAAGTTAAATTAAAAGCTGATAAATTAGATTACAATGATATTTTGAGATTAGACCCTAGTAGTCCAATAGGTTCTACATTTTACGGTAAAAACGCTACGACAGACCTTAATTGGGCCTTATCTGATTTAACAAGAAATGGTGGTACCATTACGTGGAAAAATATTATAGTCATTAACTATAGTCAAACAACACAAGAATTTGAATTTGGATTAAGTCCTACTTATACTAGTGTTACCCGTAATTTTGATAATTTTTTAAGTGATTTTTTAAATGCTTCCGATTTAATTACTTTAGAACAATTTTTAGCTAAAATAACTGATAAATTAACTGGTTCTATAACAGCAGCTAAAGGTAGGGCGAATAACGGTATAACACAGTTACAAAATCCTGCTTTTATTGTTTCTAGTTTAGATAAATTTATCTCTGTTGAACAAACGGATAAATTAATTGATAAAATTATGGGTTCAGACCCTTGTACTAAAGAATATCAAATAACAGACAATTTTTTTTCATTTACTAATGAAGAGTCATTTGAGATAGAGAATAAAGCTGAACAAAAATCAAGAGGTGAAGTTAACTTAGACGTGGGTTGTGGTATCGTACCTGTTTCAGTGTCACCAAGCACGGTAATAACCTCTTTTAACGATATAAAAAACACACCTTCTTCAAAACTTAACGAAGTGGTATTTAGTTCAGTTAACAATATTAATAATAATTTAACAAATAATGTTTCAGAATCGGATAAAAATGCTGCTAAAAAGTCTTTAAATGCTAACATGATTAAAAGCATACCTAAAGTTTTGACTGATATGATAGTGGATCCTAAAATAATTTTATTATACCAATTAGCTAATAAAATAGTTAACGGTCCTTTAACACCAACCCCACCACCAGTAGGTGTTCCCGGAGGTAGTGCAACTGTCACATTACCAAACGTTAATGCAAACACAAGTTTTGATTATGCTAAGGCCTCAAAAGTTTTTTTTGAATATGTGGTTAGAGAATCCTCCGCAGCTTTATTAGAAATACTTTTTAATTTAGCTAAAAAAGAAATATTAAATTTAGTAATTAGTGTTGCGGCTAATATTACAAAAACACAAAGTAATTTAAAAATAAAAAGACTTTTAAATGTGGTAAGAGTTGTTGACGTACCTGGTATTGCGGAAGGGGTTCTTAATGCAATTCCACCACCTAACACTTCACAAAATCTTTAGAAAATGGCAAAATGTAAACAAACAGCAAACACAGATTTTAAAAACCCAAATTCAGTTTTAAAATCATTATTAAATTTATTTAAAATACCTTACAATGTTGGTACTGGTATACCTAAACAGGCAATATTAGCCGCCCCATGTGGTGGTTTTAACTCATCTGAAATAGCCGCAAAAATAATTAAAAGACAATCTGAAGCTGGAGTACCAGTGGGACCATTACCTAGTGGTAGAAATTCACCTGCTGAAATTATGGAAAGAATAAGGGTTGAAGAGATGGTGGAGGCAATAACAACTAAAATGGTTATGGATGTGGCTATACAACCTGGTACTGTGATACAAGGTACGGGTGGTAATGCCGGTGGACCCGTACAAATAGCTGGTACTATAGTAGGAATAGCCGGTGGTAAAGCTGTTGTAAACCCTTGTGCTTAATATGGAAAACATTAGAAATAAATCTAACGTTGATTTAGAAAAAATAAAAAAAGAATTGGCCGACGAATTTGAGTTGGTTAGAAATGAACTTATTACAGTTTACGATAATTGGTTAAGGATTGAGAAAAAATACAACGAAATAACCAAAGAATTAAACGATAGATTCGGGATTAATAACAAATGAGTGATAAAAGATTAGACCTTAGTTGGGGTAGTGTAACCTCAGATGAATTGACATTCCCGTTATGGTATTACGGTATAGTAGTATCAAACGACGATCCTTTTAATGCAGGTAGGATTAAGGTGCGTATAGATGGTGTTGATAAAGACATCACAGAAGCGGATCAATTAAACAACCCAATGCAAGGTGGATTACCTTGGTGTCAGCCGTTAATACCAAAATATATTAACATAGTACCTAAAGTAGGTGAGTTAGTTAAAGTAGCGGTTTTTGATTATCGTAATAAAGCCATAAGGAGGGAATATATTGGTCCTGTAATAGCTCAACAAAGACCTCCAGATTTTATAGAATCTCCAGAATTTAACGCAAAATGGAGAATAGAAACTAACAACTATAACGGTAATTGGAATGAAGACCCCGATTCTTTTATAGGTGATTGGAAAATTTACCCTGATAAAGACGATATTTCGGTTATTGGTAGGAAAAACACCGATTTAATTTTACGTGGTAAAATTAATTATGATGAAGTTATTTTAAGAGCCGGTAAAATAGATTATAAAGATATATTATCTAACGCAGGAAACCAAGGTCGTTCAAACATTCTTGGCGGTGGTTTTAAATTAAATAAAGTTAATCCTGCTTATATAACGGTAAATTATACAACACCACAAACTTATGAAACTAATACTAACAACAATGTTTCAAACGCGGCTTTTAAAGATACCATCAACCAATTAAATTTAGAAGATGATAGGTCCCATATTAACCTTGTTGCGGATAAAATTAATTTGATTAGTCACATGGGTTCAAGTATTAAAGGTCAGATACTTGGAGGGGAAAGTGGCGTACTTAGTGGTGACAATATATTAGGTCAAATCAAAACAGAAAACGAAGATTTACACCCACTAGTATATGGTGATGTTTTATGGGAATTTATGAACAAAATGAAAGCTTTTGTAGAAGGTCACATACACCCTTATCATGGTTTACCACCAGACCCATCTTTAGTTACCACTGATTTAATCAAATGGTTTAATGATAATATGGGTAAAGTTGTTGACGCCAAAAACCCTGATAATACAACATATAAAGATTTTGAAGGTTGTACTTTCTTAAGTAGAGGTATAAAAACTAATTAAATTACCATGATATTTATATTAAAAAAGAATTAATGGGAATTTTACGTACATACTTCTCCAAAGATAATACAATAATTAGAAATTCGTATGTCAATACGGGTAGAAACCCTATAGCCGAGTTATTCCATGGGGGTTCATTAAACCCAAGTCAGTTAAAATATTCAAGGTATATTTTTGATTTAAATTTTACCGAAATACTTAAAAAAATTGATTCTAAGGCAGCAACTTTAGACTCGATGACACACACACTCAAAATTACTAATACCGCCTCTTTTGACCAAGAACAGTTTTGTCGTAGATATGATTCATTATGTATTGGTGATGTTAAAAGAGCAACTTGTTTTGATTTAATATTATTTGAAATTCCAGAAGAATGGTGTGAAGGAAATGGGTATGATTGTGTACCGGTTAAAATAGCTTGTGTAGATAGTGATAAAACATATTGTGAGGGACCGTCAAACTGGTATCAAAGAGAAAGTGTTATTAGTTGTTGGTCTAATCCCGGAATATATAACGACCCTACAAATTGGTGTCCTTCTTTATCAGGTACTAGTGGTTGTACTACAGGTACTACAGTTTGTACTGGTGGTACTAATTTAGTTATTGCCACACAACATTTTGACCATGGTGATGAAAATGTTTGTATAGACATCACAAATTACATTAACGGACTTATAACAAGTGGGTATACTGGACTAACTTACGGTTTAGGATTGGCGTTTGATTATCCTTTAGAAATTGCTCCTTTAGAAGATGCTGAATATGTCGGTTTCTTTGGTAGAGAAACAAATACTGTTTATGAACCATTTCTTGAAACTACTTGGAATGATACTATAAAAGATGATAGGGACAGTTTTTATTACAATAAAGAAAATAATCTTTGTTTATACGTTAATGCTGGAGGTCAAGCAACTAACGCAACTTTTAGTGGTGTGACAATTTACGACCAAAATGAAAATGTTTATACTATTATACCACCTTCAGGTATTACCCAAGTAACCACTGGGGTTTATTGTGTTAAACTACAAGTAGATGAAAATCCTAATTTAGGTTATTGTGGTGAACTACAATTTAAAGATACTTGGAATGATGTGACTATAGGTACTAAAAACTTAGGTGATGTAGAACTTGAATTTGTGATATTAGATGATTCAGGATATTATAGTATAGGGGGGTCAGGTAGTGCTAAAGCAAATGGTTTAGGTGTTGGTAGTTCTAATAATATTTCTATATACGAATATGATTTTAATATTACAGGTATTAAATACAAAGAAAAAATTAAAAGAGGTGATACTAGAAGAATTAATATTGATGTTCGTATACCATATACCTTTGATCAAACGGTACAATTAGATAAAGTGTATTACAGAATTTTTATTAAAGAAAGTGGGTCACTTCAATTAGATTATATAGATTGGCAAGAAATAAGTAGGACACCAAACGGTAATTTCTTTTTAGTAGATACTTCTTGGTTTATACCTAACGATTATTTTATTGAAATTAAAATAGAATCGGGTAATGAAGTTAGAACTTCCCCTACAATTATACCTTTTACAATTGTTTCCGAAGAGGATTGGTGTAAAGCTTACGGATTAGATAAATTTCCGTAATGAAACATTTAATTAGAAAAATATTAAAAGAAAGTGATTTTGATTGGGTTGACGAATTGGGTTTACCTAACAATGTTTATTGGCCTTGGGTTGAAGACGGTATTAAAGGGTTTGAAGAATGGAAGGGTTATGCCTATCAAGAAGATGATGAGATAGGTAATGCAATCGAAAATATAAAAAGAAATCCGAGTAAACAAAATATTAGAAACGCCATCGGAGACATTACACGTTGGCGAGGTATGTCATTTCAAGAAGGTGATGATATCGATTGGGCTTTAGATTACTTAAAAATGTCAATAAACCCATACGCTTGGAAAAGATTTAACGTATTTGATCCGGAAAATATTAAAGTAAGGGGTTCTAATCCAGGACCACCATACCTATAACAAAAAACCCCGAATTATCGGGGTTTCTTTTTACATACAATTTCTCAAAATCCTTATGCGTAGTAACTACCTCTCTTACGTGCTTTTTCTTGGTTTGCCATATAATCCATTTTTCTTTTTTTCATATAAGCCATGTGGTCTTGTTTACCTTTTTGTTGAACAAATTTGCCGATAGTTTCTTTTGATTTACGAACTTTATCTTCTAGTTTTGTAAAGTCATTTACAATACCATCAATTTCTCTAGAATAACCGTCTTTACCAGTTAACTTAGAGTTACACAAATCTTCAAAAGCTATTTTAGCGTGTTGAATTGCTCTAACAATTTCATCAACCGTAGATAATTCACCATTATTAGTTTTTAATAATACAAGTGATTTTTCTTTTGGTTCCGAAGGCTTCATTTGACCCTCATCTTCTTTGATAATTTTTTTAACCAAATTTTCTATATCGTTTTCGTTTAGTCTAACTACTTTCATAATTACATTTTCTATATAAATATCTCATTATTAAATAAAATATCAATATCTGTTGACGACTTAAAATAAAAATCATATCTTTGTACTGTAATACAAATAAGATATGGCAAAAAAGAAAGACCTTAAAGAACAGAACCCAAAATTTGTTATTGATTTAGTTGAAATTTTGGCTGAAAATGATCCTTCAAGTACTAATAAATACTTACCGTTTATGGTTAAACAAGCAGAATCTTGGGTGGATTGGCTTAAAGAAGAATTAAAGTCAAATACATTTAAAGAAATGTTTGATATTGTAAAAGAATTTGAAGAACTTTCTGATAAAAATCTTTTAGAAAATAAAGATATCTACTCTTATGGTTCTAACCAAGAAATTGTTGACACAATTAAATTGGCACGTGAAAAAGTGACTAAGAGTCAAGTTAAGAAATTTGAAACTATTACTGTACACGAAGACGACAGATTTGTAGTACTCCAACCACTTACTTCTCGTAGTTCTAATGTTTACGGTAAGTCAACTAAGTGGTGTGTTTCTTCCGACCAAAATGACTTTAAAAAGTATTTTAACCAATACACTGAGAATGGTGTTCTTGTGTTTGTGATTGACAAATCAATCAAAGAAGAACAAACTCGTGATAACATCTTTTCTAAGGTGGCTTTTCACTATGACAAAACCAAAACAGGTCATTCAGCAACCACAATTTGGGATTCTAAAGATATTCCAGTTACAGCTGTAGGTATGATGGAATTAATGGAGATTATACCACAAGATGTTATGAAAGTGGTTAATACAACTCTTAAAGGTAAGACCAATAAGGAATTAGCTAAAGAAAGAGGCATCAAAGACGATACTTATAAAGGTTAATTTTTTTAATCATATATAATAGAATGGGAAGTATTTACAAAAGTACTTCCCATTTTTATTTTTGTTTTGTGATTAAAAAAAGAATTAAAAAACACCGTCTTATACTACATTCGGAAGAATTACATTATGATATTGATTTAGGTGGTGATGTAATAACCATTGGAGGCCCACTTACAAACGATACATACCCAAACATGTGGCAAGTTAATTTAGGGGGTCAAGAAAGACTTGTTTTAGATGCTGATGGTGATATGTGGGTTACGGGTAGATTACACTCTATCGGAACTGTAATTTGGAATCAAGAATTAAACAGATTAGAATTTTGGGACGGTAATGTGTGGCAACATTTAGTTACTAGTGATATTGTTTAAAAAAGTTTTAATTGTTCTTCTTAAAACAGGTTGGTTCATGTTAGGAAATTCATCAACAACCTCCCAATAGATTTTATTAGTTAATTGTTTTTTATGGCCTTCAAGTGGATACATTTTATCATCAACCATCACGTATTTATCACCTAAGAACTCTTTTGCCATGTCATTATATTCCCCAACACGGTAATTTTGGATTAGATAGTTCATTAGATTATCGTCAATACCGAAAGGTGACTCAATCCAATCAAATTCATCTTCCGATTCTTTTAGTATTTTAAGAATTAAATCTTTCATATTTTATTCAAAGCCTCTTCAATAGATTCTACATTTGGTTGTACATCAATATCGTAATTTTCTTTGAACCAATCAATAGTCTCACCAAAAGTTGGTGCCCATATAGCTTCATTATGATTGACAGGTGTGTGAATAAATATATGTTTATTATAGATGTTATAATAAGCATGAGTGGATACATTATAACCCTTTTCATTCAATTTTAAGGCTAGATCGTATGGTATATAGTTCTTTGGCATATAATATAAATATCTACCACCTTTGGATAAATTATCTTGTTCCCATAATGGTTGTAAATTACTTAAAGACCAACAATCTTGAAATTCTTTATCAGTCGGTTCTTTAATATTAAAAGAAACCATTGGTTTAATGTGATCAACATGCCATCTTCCATAATTATCCCACGACATACCTTCTTGAAATCTAAGTTCCAAATGTTGAATCAGCTCTTCCAACGTATAAGGTAATAAATCAAAAGTATTTTTATATTTATCAACATTTCTTTCTTTTAAACAAGTATAGATGGCAGTTCTGGTGTAACAAGCCAATTTATAAGCTGGGTCAGAATCTTTTTTGGTTTTTTCGTAATGTCTTTTATATTCGTTTAATGATTCACGATTTACTTCACGCCATTTGGCATGATATTCACGTAAATATTCTCGGTTTTTTTCTGACCATTCTTTATGATATTCGGATAATTTTTCTTTATTTTTTTCTCTCCATTTTTTATCAGCAATCTCTCTACCACCAGTCCATTTACGACCAGATGGACCTAAGACAACACCTTTGTTTTTAAAACTTCTTAATATAATAGATTTATGGTAACCAAATCTATCTGACAATGATGGGGTACCAACATATTCTTCATTATATAATCTTACCATTTCTAATAAAACATCTTCAGGTATTTCAATTCTTTTCTTTCCCATATAATATAAATATACCCATATTAACGTTTATTATAAATAGATCATAAAAAAGGGTGGTAAAAACCACCCTTTTAAATTTATAGAGTATAATACGATTAACGTAATTCTCTAACATCAAAAGTACGTAAACCGTCAACTCTGATATGGCCGTAAAAGCGGTTGTTCACCATTTTTTTAGCGTAACGAGTCATGATACCTTTAACAGGTACGAAGTTAAACGGATTGTACATTGTAGGTGTTAACTGCATCGGTACGTATGGAGCGTAGATGTAACCAGTGTCTAACAATGACTTACCTTTGTGTCCAATGATAATTGAATATGCTGGAGCGTAAGGGTCACGGTATACAGTGTAACGTCCACTTAATGAACCTACTCTTTCAATACCCATGTTATACTGATCTTGCTCAGGAGCTGCGTTAGATACGTGGAAATATTCTAAATCATCGAATACTGCTGATACCTCAGAAGATACAACGATAAAGTTAGCTCCACCTCTTAATGTAGATTTATGGATTTGAGCTGAGATTTGGTTGATAGCTGTCATCAAAGTTTGGTTCCAATCTTTTTGAGTGTAACCATTGTTGTTTGGTAAACGCTTCCAACCGTTGTAATCCCAACGTAATTGCCATGCTGCACCTTTACGTAAATCGATTAAGATTTCACGGTCAATTTCAGCTGCAACTTGCTCAGATAATAATGCTGTTAATTCAGCTTCAGCATCGATGTTGTGGAATGCACTAACGTCTTGTGCTAATTCAGGAGTCCAAGTAGCTCTTAATTTTCTTTCAGTAACAGATACAGTTACAGATTGAAGTTCGAAAGAAACTTCTCCCATTTCTGATTCAGCTTCAAGGTCAGAGTATTGTCTCCAAGAAATGAAACCAGCGATTTCAGAACAAGTAGTTCCAGTATAATCAGCTCCAATGTAACCATCAAATGTGTTAGTACCACAAGTTACACAAGTTGGGTGAGTTAAGTCAACTTCAATATAAAGTTTACCATCAGCTGTACAGATATCACCGTACTGAACAATACCTTTACCATATTTTTGTGTTACCACACGGAAAGGAATTGAATCACCGTTACTGTAAATTGTTTGACCAGCTGGGTCAAGAATGTTTGCAGTTGCAGAAACAGTTAAAGATGCTAAGAAAGATTCAGTATCCATTTCATTACCGTCTGGAGTGATTAAACGACCAGCACCGGTTGAATTAAATCCTGTAACTTCAATAATTTGGTGACGTAATGAACCATCAGTTGCTGCTGGAGTTTTTCCTGCACCAAATTCAAATCCATTAGTACAAGCTGTCCATACTACACAAGTAGAACCTGTAACAACTTTTAAAGTTATCATACCTTTTGATTGATCAAAAAGACCGTCATTGTAGAAAGCATCATAAAGATTCTTTAAACAAGCACTGTATGATGTTAAATCACAGTTACTAGCTGCATCAACACAAGTTGTAACGATAGGCTCACCATGTTTAGATGTACCACCATTTGTACCTGCCAAGAAAGCTGAATCATCAATTCTCTCAGAACGTTTAGGTACGAAGTAGAATAATTTACCGATAGGTAAGTTTAATGCTTGTACAGAAACGATGTCGTTAGCTAATAATTTAGAGAACACACGTCTTACGATAGGAAATACAACTGTTTCGAAAGAACCAGAAGAACTTCCTTGTGTACCAACACCACCAGCAGTGGTAGTTTCATTGATAAGAACTGACGCTTGGTTTTCATATAACAAAGCGATGTTTTCTCTGATATGGCCTTCTAAGCCTTCTAAGAATCCTAAAGATTCCCATTTGTTTACAGTTGCCTCACGGATAGCTTTTTGGTGCTTTAATCCGATATTACCAACCTCACCTGATTTTAATAAATATCCCATTTTTATAGGTTTTTGTTTTTGTTATTTTTTATTATTATTTTTTATATGAGTACTCCCAAAGTTTTTTCATGTTTTGTAACTCAGGGTGTACAAATACGCTTGATTCACTAATTTGTGCCCCACTAGAAGCAGTCTTGTTAATTTTCTCTTCGATAGATTCCTTAATAGTAGCTTTACCGTTGGTGTATTCTTTAACAAGTTGTTTATAAATTGATTGAGATTCTTTTAAATCTTTAGCCGAATCTAATCTTTTTAAAATTTCTTGTTTTTCTTCTTTTGTAGTAGAGTTTTCAGTGAATAATCTTACAGCGTAAGTAAGATTGCTGTTAAAGACAGCCACCTCTTGAAGTTTCTTTCTGAATTGTTTAAGAGCCTCAACCATTTTTTCTTGAGTATCTTTTAATTCAGTATTTTCACTTTCAATAGATGTTAATTTTGTATTTAAATTTGTATTTTCTTTGATGAGTTTTGTAATCTGTGGAGTTTTTGATTCAGACATTCCGTAAGTAGACTTATAAGATTCAGCACCACCCATTCTGTTAATGGCATTAGTGTTTGTTCTATTTCCAGTAGCGTATCTACCTTTAGTAGTTACTCTTCTAGACATATAAGACATTTCATCTTCATCATCTTTACCGGCCATAGATTTTTCGATTGCCATTCCTCTTTTCTTTTCGTAAGGGGTAATGTCATGGTCTTTATTTAAATCAGCTTTACCTGGGTTCTTTAAACCACTTTTCTTATAATCCATGTAAGAAGACATTTCATCTTCATCAGATGCGTAATCCATATGGTCCATCATTTTATCTTCATCAGATGCGTAGTCCATCATGTAATCAGACATTTCGTCTTCATCAGATGCGTAATCCATCATGTAATCAGACATTTCGTCTTCATCATCCACAACGATTTCATAAATAATTTGACCAGATTCTTCAGTACCTTCACCCAATTCAATTTCAGAAGTCTCAACGTTAGAAACTCCTCCAGTTGAATTAAGTTCGATTCTGTACTCAGAACCAGATTTGTTATCTTTTAATGTAACCATTCCGTTATCGTTAACAACTTCTATTTCATCTTCTGGGCCCATTTTTTTAAAAACGGAGATTAATTTAGAATCATCACTAACGTTAGTAAGGTCTACTGTTTCCATTTCCTCACCAGACGGTTCATTTTCCATGTCCATATCCATATCTAAATCCATTTCAGAACCTTCTTCAGACTCATCGCCTAAATCTAAGTCCATACCCATGTCTTCAGTATCCATGTCCATGTCTAAATCCATGTCTTCAGATTCTTCACCTTCTTCGGTGTCCATATCTAAATCCATTTCTTCGAATTCTTCCCCTTCTTCTTCACCTTCTTCGGTGTCTAATTCAAGGTCTAAATCCATTTCTTCCTCTTCATCTTCCTCCTTCAATCTTTTTTTCGAACCAGTTAATGATTCCTTTACCATTTCTTCAATTTCTGAACTCATTGTCTGAGACAGTATTTCTTTTGCGTTAGATTTGAAAGCGGCGTCGATTTGCTCGGCTTCAAGAAGAGCTTCCTCAATAATTGATTTCTTTTCGTTTGCCATTTTCATTTTTATTTTTTAACGAATTATAATTTATCTTGCACACTTATGCAAGATTTTTAAATAAATATGTTTGCCTACAGTAAAGTGCAACAAGTCAAGAGAAAAAAGTAATTTTTTTATTAAAAAATTGGGATATTTATTTATGATGAGAAATAATATCAGAAAAATATTACGAGAATTTATTGAGGATCATTTAGAATCGAATGATTTTATGAGAAAAGTTGACTATGCTCAGGAAAAGGCAACAAAGAATTCCAAGTTTCCAAAAGAAACTAAAAAAGTTGACAACATGAAGGACCGTATTAAAAAAAAGGTAGAAAAAGCTTATAAAGAAATTACAGGTGAAGAACCTGTTAGTGACGATAACATTGTTGTTAAAGTGGATGATAAAATTAAAGCCGGAAAGATAGGTTCATTTAAACATCCTGAAAATAAAAAAGACCTTGGAATAATGAAGATTCATCCCAAGGCCCTTAATGATACTGAATACGTTGAAGATATTATTAAACACGAATTAATTCATGCCGCTCACGGATTGGAAGATACTGAAGCTAGAAACCATGGTGGGGTTTTCCAAAAGGTTGCTAACAAAGTAGGTTTACCAAAACAATATCGTCATTAAGCCTTTACAAGTACTTCAATAACGTCTTCAATAGGACTTTTTGTTGTACTTACAATTTCATAATCCATTACAGAATCTTTTAAATAAGTACGAGTACGAGCTTCAGCCTCAGTACAAGTCATTGCATCCACAAGATATTGTGTTCTAATTTTTTTCTGTTTACCATTACTTTCATTAATGGTTTCAAATTCTACCTTTACTAAAAAGTATTTTGCTACATTATTATCCATTTGTTTATTATTTTAATTGTTATACGGTAATTTTATATAAAAAAAAGGGATATGTAAACTACATATCCCCTTCCATTTTTAATTTTTTAGATCTTTTGCTGCTTGCTAAGCTGCTTTTGCAAAAGCGCAGCTGCGCAATTTAAATATCTCTACGGAAATTAATTACTTTTCTTTCTAATTCTCTTTTTGGCCAAGATTCTTTTACGGTTTTATCTACATATCTATCGGTTTTTTTTCCACAATTTGTACAATGAAGTACACCTTCTAAATCGTCAAGTTGTGATGTTTCACCGTATTTACCTTTTTTACAATTGGTACACTTCTTACCTTTCATATCAACCGTCTTCGATTGTTTATCTTCGGACATGATTTTTCTAACCAATCTTTCAATATCTTTTTCGTTTAATCTAACTACTTTACTCATTTTAAAAATTTATTTAAACTGTTTAATAATTTATCACTATTATGGTTAGTGATATCTTTGAAACTTACAGTTTCTTTTTTAGGGGCCTCTTCAATTAGGTTCCATTGACAAGAGTAACCGTTACAACCTTGGGTTGATTCTGTAAATGTTTTTAAATCACCAGCGTCAGTTGAAATCCAAGAACCTGGGGTTGACGGAGATGTTACAATATCCCAACAAATTAATTCAAAGTCATCTTGTACTACGTTTTTACCGTTTTCAACTTTAAGTGATCCAACACCACGAGATGAAATACCAACAGTCCAACCTTTTCTAATCATGTTAACAACTTTATCACCAACCGAAGAAATAACACCTAACTTGTGATATCCTGGAGTTGTATCCAATTCCATCTCACCCATAAGTGTTTTACCATCCCACCAAGTTTTAGTAATTCTGTGAGATACTCTGTCTGCATCAATGATGGAAGATTCAGGGTGGTTTAACTCACCAAGAGATGTACCCATTTTAATATATTCTTGGTATCTAGTATTTTCTCTTTCAAGAATTTCTTTTGGGTATAATCTTCCGTTTTTATTTTCAATACCCCATTTTTGAAGTACTGCGTAAACAATAACTACGTCTGGTAGACTACCGTCTTTTCCTATATTTGTACCTGATTTAAATTCACGAATTAAATCAGCATTTTTTGTACCTTTATACGATATATCAGGTGAAATATAACCCGCGTCATATTCGACTAAGATACCTTTACCTGTTTCGTTAGATTTTAAAATTTTCATTTTTATAAAAAGTTTTTCTATATAAATATGCAATAAATTCATATATTTACATTATATGAAGAACCTGATTCGAAAAATCTTAAAAGAAGAAGTGGTAAGAAAGAAAATACACATGGACCTACCTAATTCCGTATTGAAAATGAACCAAATTTTCAAGGAAAACGGTTATGAGTTATATGTTGTTGGTGGTGCTGTGCGGGATTTACTTTATGGTAATGAACCTAAAGATTTTGATTTAGCTACTAACGCTAAACCCGAAGAAATTAAGTCTATTCTAAACATGTACCGTACAATTGAATTGGGTGAACAATTTGGGATTGTTAACGTAGTCACGGAAGATGGTCAATATGAAATAGCTACTTTCCGTAAAGACATTGGTAAAGGTAGACGACCTGACTCTGTAGAGTTTACTACAATTGACCAAGATGTTAAGCGTCGTGATTTAACCATCAACGCTCTTTTCTATGATATAGATAAAGGTGAAGTGGTTGACTTGGTTGGTGGTATTGGTGACATTGAAAGAAACGTGGTTAGAACAGTTGGTTCAGCAGTAGAGCGTTTCGATGAGGATAAACTACGTGTACTTAGAGCACTTAGATTTGCCGCCCGTGTTGGTTCCGATGTGGATAAAGACATTGAAAGTGCTATAAGTAAAGATAAAACCACTATTAGTGGTAACGGACTTCCAATATCACAAGAACGTATTAGAGATGAATTTCTTAAAGGTATTAAACAAGCACAGTCTGTAGGGTATTTTACACAATTAATAACTAAGTACAATCTTTGGGACTGGATATTTGGTAGACTTGTAGTTACAACAGAACCTTTAATTGAGACTAAAGAGGCTAACGTACTTATAGCTGTTTTACTACAAAGTAACGAGCCTACATTGGTTGAAAAAACATTAGTTAACAAGCTTAAGTATACAGTTGATGAAGTAAAAGAAATCAGTTTCTTAATTAAGTTTTTACAATACGGGACAGATGTTTATAAATTACGTGAAAGATTTGAAGTTATCGGGATATCTGAAGAAACACTAAGAACATTTAGTAACTTAATGAAAATACCTAATAAAATTGTAGACACTTTTTTAGAATATAAAATAACAACTTCAGGTGATGACCTAATAAAAAAAGGTTTTAAAGGTCGTGAAATTGGCCAAGAAAAAGAAAGAATAGAAAAAGAAAAATTTTTAAAACTTATGAATGAATCTAAAAAAAAGGTAAGTTATTCAGGCGTAATTCTTAATGAAGAATCAAGAAAACTATTAAAAAAATATATTCCGCACCCAAAAGATTGGGAATTTATTGGGCATCACATGACCATCAATATGGGCCCACTTAAAGAAGAGTCTAAACCTCTTTTAGACCAACCCTTTGATTTATTAGTAACTCATATAGGACAAACAGACAAAGTTGTGGCTGTTAAGGTGGAATCCGAAATTAAAACACAAAATAAAATCCCACATATTACAATTGCTGTTAATAGAATGGAAGGTGGTAAACCCGTAATGTCAAACGATATTACAGAATGGTCTCCAATATATCCTTTTGAAGTTGAAGGAAAAGTAGAAGAAATTTCTATTTAATTTTTGCCTAAGTCAAAAAACTTTATATCTTTGTATTGTTAATCAATCACTAAAAAACAATACATATGGCATCAAATCTTTTCAACAAGGCGAAAGCAAAATCTACAGACACTAAGACTGCAAAATCAAAAGACAAATCACACGTTATACCAGCGTTTGAATCACCTGTTGAAATGGCAGAATTCCACGCTAAATTGGTGAAGTTAGCAACCCTTAAAGAACAAATTGACAAGCTTGAGGCTGAAATCAAAGACGCTGATGGTTATGTTCGTGAATTGGGTATGTCTGAATTTTCTAATTTAATTGAGCGTACAGGTAAACGTGAGTCTTCATTCATTATGGCTTCCGAACAAGGTGCATCAGTAATGGTGGTTGTTCAAGATAAGTACAAATCTATCAACGAAGAAAGAGCCAATTACCTTAAAGAAACTTACGGTGAAGATATCGTTGACGAGGCTACTGAGTTTAAGTTTAACAACGAAGTTCTTGAACGTAACCAAGAAGTTATCTCTGAGTTAATTGAAACTTGTGATAAAATATCTGATAAGGATAAAGAAACCCTTATTGTAGGTGTAACTAAGTACTCTGTTAAAAAAGGTTTGATTGACAGTATCTATAAGGTGGCAAAAGATAAAGGTGTAAACGTTACAACTTTGTTAGCCGAAGTGGAACCACAACTCCAACTTAAGTCCCCAAAGGCTTAAAATAAAAAACCCCGATTATTCGGGGTTTTTTTTATCCTTTTCTTTTAAAGAATTTAAAGTCCTCATCTTTTTCAAAAATATCGGTTATTATTTTTTCCGATATTTTATTTAAAGTAGGTAATAGTTTATCAGAGTTTACAGGTATTGGGTTTTTCTGAAACAGTGTCATTTCTACTGACATGTAACTTCTTTTTTCATAAGAAACACCTGAAGAGGCCATGTTAAAATCAACAATCACTTTTGGTAAAAATTGTTCAGTATCTAACACCTCAAATAATTTCTTTTTAACTCTTTTAGATTTTTGTTTAATTATTGAATCAAAATCTTCTTCTTCTTTATTTTTAGGTTTACCCCAAGCTGATATTTGAATGTATATTGATTCTGGATTTCTATTGTCCACAGCTCCTGAAATTACATTATATTCATAAGGTAAATTCAGTTTAATTTCTTTTCCTCTTTTCATAAAACAGTTATTGTTCCACTGTTATTCCAGCCTTATCAAATACTGTTTCAATCATTACGTTAGAAACTTTGTATGGGTCACAGTTAGCCGCTGGCCTTCTATCTTCGAAATAACCCCTTTCGTTGGTATATGTATGTACAGGTATTCTAATACTTGAACCTCTATCAGAATTACCAAAACTAAATTTTTCCATACTAGATGTTTCGTGTTTACCAGTTAAACGTTTTTCATTAAACTCACCGTAAACTTCAATATGTTCTTTATGTCTTTCAGACAATTTATCACATGATTCAAGAATTTTTTTAATTCCACCTTTTTCTCTCATTTCTTTGGTTGAAAAGTTTACGTGACAACCACTACCATTCCAATCACCGTTAACAGGTTTTGGGTGATAAGAAATTCCTAAACCTTTTTTCTCAGCAACTCTTTCAAGTATGTAACGTGAAATCCATAATTGGTCAGAACCGTTTAAAGCAGTCACAGGGCCTATTTGATATTCCCATTGACCTATCAATACCTCGGCATTAATTCCACCTATATCTAACCCTATTTCTGCACATTTTGTAAGATGTTCTTCTACAATGTCTCTACCAATAACGTTAAGTCCACCGACACCACAGTAGTAATCACCTTGTGGTCTTGGTTTACCTGAATCACCGGCTAAAAAACCTAAAGGAAATCCTCCACCATACCTAAAATGGTTATTCGGGTCTGGAGCGTGTGTTATAACGTATTCTTGTTCCCACCCAAACCAAGGAACTTCTGAATGATTTGCGTCATACTCTTTGAATTTAAGGTCGGCTAATAAATCCCTTAACTTACTTCTTGTGTTTGTTTTATGTGGTGTTTTACCGTCAGGGTTAAAAACCTCACAAAAAACTAATTTGTGAAGGTAAGATGAACTTTTACTTCTAAAAGGGTCACTAACAACACAGACAGGTTTTAAAACACAATCAGTACCATCAAAACCAAATTCCTCACCGGCTTGTTTTGTTGAACTGCCATCGAAACTCCAAAGTGGATAGGATTCAGGGTAACCTTGTTTAGAATTACCATCTCTTTCAAGTATATCTGTACTGTCAACAACTTTTGTTTTACTTCTTAGATTTTGGGGACTATTACCATCTAACCAAATGTATTCTAAAAAAACTTTACTCATAATTTTGTTATTATTTATTTTTTGTTATATGTTTTAATTATACTAAATTTAATCCATTTAGAAAACCGCTATAAACAAAAAACCCTCCAATTGGAGGGTTTATTAAAAAAATACTTTTAGTGAGACAATAATTCCGACTATTATTTGTATAAATTATAAAATTGCTATAGTCGCTGTCCAACGATTTTTTTGTTTATAAACCTCATCTTTAGCTTCTTTCATTTGAGAAGGTGACCACACATCATTTATTTTTTCTTGCCAAATTTTTAAATCATGTAAGGATTTTTCTGTGTTTTTAACATCATTTAATTTAGAGTTAATATTTTCAATATTCTCTCTTAAATTTTCATAGTTGTTGTTCATCCTATCAAGTTCTTTAAGGACCAACTTAGAATATTCAGCCCAAAGTGTTTTGAAATTTTCTTCTTGTTGTGACATTTTAAATTAAATGTTTACTACCTTCTAAAATTGTTATAATAGACGTGAATAAAGTTTCGTAAGATTTTATTTTACAATCTTTATTAGTTTCACAATTAATCTTACCCATTTCATTATGTATCAAACTATCAACACTTTCAATAAGTCTCTGATAATCTTTATCATCACCAAAATCAAATTCTTTAGATTCGATTTCTTTTACTATTTGACGTAACTTTACTAAATTTTCTGATTCTGTTTTAATCATTAGAAACGGGTTTTAAAATTTGTTATTAACTTAAATTTGTTTTAAGTTCGTAAACTTTTAAAATATCTTCTTTAAAAGAGTCCTTGTTATACTCTAAATTATAAACAACATCTTTAGCCTCTAATAATTTAGATTTAATTTCTAAATTATCACCAAATTGTTTTAAAGAGTTGTTGATAAGTGTGATAGATTCTTTAACCATGTCTTTTAATAAACTTTCTTTTTCTATATCATTTGTAGAAAGAATAGTTTTTAAAACTTTTTTTTCTTCTTCAGAAATATTAGAATACTTTTCGTTATATTTTTTAGTTACAATATCTAAAAATTTATTAGCATCAACAGGTTTTACATTACTTGTCGATTCGTTAATTTTTTTAGGTGAAAGTAACCATTTTTTAACGTACTCAAAAGAATTGTGGATTTTATTAATAGTTTCAGCCTTTTTTTCTAAAACAATTAAATCATTTAAAGATTCGTGTAACTGTTTTAATTCATAACCAAAAGAAGTAATTTTTATTTTATTACCTAACTTTTCATTTTCTTTAATGATATCTTTTTTACCAAACTCATTAAATAATGAAATATTTTCTTTTAAATATTCAGTGGCATTAACTTCTGAGTCAAAACAACCGTTCTCAATGTTTTTATAAACAATAAACTGTGTTCTTAGAATAGGACTTTCAGAAATACTTTTAATAAATTCTTTATATTTCTTTTTGTTACCTCCTTTTGATTCGTTTATGTATGAATCTATTAGGGATTTTGCGTATGTGTTTTTAATTATACCGAAATTCATTTTTAGCTTTTAATATATAAATATTATTAATCTTGTAATAAATTAAAGTCATCTAAATCTTTGTCACTATTTTCTTCTTCTTCACCTATTAAATTTTTAATTCCTTCGGTCATCATCATAATATCCTCATTTTTTCTTCTACCCTCCATTAATAACTTATCGATAATTGATTTGTCTTTATAACGAAAACTTTCACCAAATCCGGTTTCAGCCCCACCACCTTCTTCACCACCTTCTTCACCAACTTCAGCTCCACCACCAATTTCTTCACCACCACCTAGTTCAAGGCCACCACCACCAAATCCTCCTCCGCCACCAAATCCACCGCCAGCTTCAGCTCCACCTTCTTCAACCCCACCACCTTCAGCTCCAGCTGCAGGAGTAGGTCCACCAATTTCACCATAAAGTTTAGTAACCCTATCAAAGAAACCTGTTTTCTTAACAACTTCAGGTGTGTTTTCTAATTCTTTAGATGCAGCTCTCTCCATCATTTGTTGTTCAAGGTCGGTTTTAATTTCCTCATCGGTCCAATTAAAAATATTTTTCTTAGCCCAAGTATGTGATGAAGGAGCTATACCACCATCAACTTGAGTCACTAAATCTTTATAAAGAAGAACTTTTTCTTTCCATTGTTCAACTTTTAACATTTCACCCTGAGTAGATGGGTTAGTAAGATTTAAAGTAAAATTATTTAAATCATCAGTAAACCCTAAAATAAATAAATGAATAATAGCTAATTTATTCAATTCTTGAATCATAGATTGTTGAATTCTATTAATTGTTCTAGCGAAACGAATATCTAATAAAGCTAAATTTTTACCGTCACCAGGAGATTCATCAAAACCTAAAAATGCTTTAGGTACTCTAAGCGCTGTTAATAATTTCTTTTGAATATACTCAATGTCAGCAATTTGATCTAAATTACTAGCACCCGCCAAAGTATCTATTGGGTTTGGTGCGTTAGGGTCACGAACAGGAACGAAATAATCTTGATCTACAGCTAATGTGTTGTAACGTAAATCAACCTGTCCTGTTTTTTGGTCAACAATTTGTTGTCTTTTAAATTTATTAGCTACTTTTTGTACATAAGCATCAACATCTTTATCATCAATGTTACCGACATAAATTTTAAATACACGTCTTTCAGGTGCTCTAACAACACGATAAACTAACATCGCATCTTCAGATAATAACATTTGTTTCCAAATACGTCTAGCCTTTTCCAACACCGAAGTACCGTAAGGTAAACGTCTATCATCACCTAATAAACGAAAATGTGCAATCTCCCATGGGTTAAAATCCATGGCCTTTTCACGCCAATGAAATATAACTTGTTTTTTCTTTTGTTCTTGCATAGGTGTTGTGTTACCTTCTTTTTGTGTAGGAAACATACCCTCTTCTTTACGTTCTATTTCAATATTAGTTAATTGTGAAGAACCTATAATACCTCTTTTATTATCAATTTTTAAGAAAACAAAATTATCACCATACTTACATGTATTACGAGTCCACATTGGTAAATTAGTTTGAATATCAACTACGTTGTAAAATAAATCTTCTAAAACATTTTTAACTCTTTTAGAGTTTGATTGTATGGTAAGTACTTTACCTTGTTCACTTGGTGTACAAGATTCTTCTGCCATAATATCTAAAGCGGCAGAAATTTCAGGTGTAAATTCCATAGCCTCATAATCCATATATGAAGCAATTCTTGAGGTCTCATAGTAAACAGCTTTTTGATAAAGTTCATTATCTACTCTTTGCCATTGCGACTCAAGATAACTTTTTTGTTGTAATTCTAATTTTTGTTTATCGTAATCTTGTTTTGATTGCATGGTGATTAAATCACCGTCACCAAAACTATATTTTGGGGTAGTTCTTTCAGGTTTTTTATTTTGACCAAAAAGGTAAAATAATTTCTGATATACTGTTAAATCTTTATTGTCGGCCATTAATTAATTTTCAAACCTTGTTATATTATATTTAGAAATAAATATTCATACTAAAAGTAAACCATCTATCTTTAAATGTGAATGTATTAACTTCTTCTATTTATTATTTTTTTGTTTTTATCCATGTCCTTAAAACCTTTCATACCAGCAAAAACCCAATTATGTTCAGATAAAGCATGTTGTACTTGTTTTGCTGTCGCTTCTCTATTAACTACTGCGTTATATTCTGAAGTATTTAATGCGTCAACTGTTTCACTAGTGTTGGTTGAAACAACCCAAGAATCTAACATCGCTTTAGTTTGACCCTTACTTTTTTCAAAATCTTTAAAAGAAGTTTGAGATACAAAACAACACATCGCTATTGCCATTAATAAATCATCGTGGTAACCTTTCATATGGTCAGGACGACCGTTTTTAAATACAAATGTATCCATTTCAGCAATAGACCTAATAGAACGTACTTTAAAAGAATCTAATCTAACAGCCTCTTCTAATTTAGTAATAATAGTATTTCTATTTTTTTGAAAGTTTAGACCAGGTAATTTACCATCTCTCATATGTCTTTCTAAATTTTTATTGTTTGTAACAGAATCAATACCTAAAACAACGTCATAATACATTTTTTTAGAAGAATAACCCATCTCAATCATTTTTAAAACTGAAGACACACCATAACCACCCGTAATATCAACAACCACAAATGCCTCATATCGATTACCATATTCTACCGCGATTTCACCCAAAGTATCGGGTGCAATTTTACCGTGATATTCAGCAACTTGGTGACCTGTAGTAAAATCCATAACACAAATAGATGCGAAGTCATCAGCCGAACCAGAAGCGGCATCGACAGATAAAATATATTCGTGACCTAATTGTGGGTCTTCCCATATCCACATGTTACCGTCTAACCATTCAGTTCTAATAGGGTCTTTGACGTTATTTTTCTTTTGATACTCAACGTATTTTGAGTTTATAACATTATCACCCGAACCGTTAAATGCACATAATAACTCTTGTGCAATAGTTCTTGGGTTATTATTTAACTGACCACACATCATCTCAAACCAAGGGGCAGTTGGTTGCCAACCTTCAGACTCTAACTGTTCAAAATTTGCGTAGTCCATGTCAACCTTTTCTTCTATTACTTCACCCACTTCATCTTTTTTCTGCCAAACCATACCCTTATTATAACGTGGGTCTTGGAACCATCTCATTTCAACGATATTAAAAGGATTGTTTGTTTTATCTTTAGTTTTAGCTGACATGTAAGTTTTATAGTATAATGGGTCCATACCATTAGGTGTACTAATAAGAATGGCTCCACCACCCGTCGATAAAGCTGGTTGAGCTGCCGCGTAAACTTCTTCACCACCCTCAATATAAGCCGCCTCATCCATAACAAGTAACGTAGGTGTATAACCACGTAACGCATCTAAAGAAGTTGCCACTGCTTTAATTTCAGAACCATTTTTTAAACGATAATGTTTTGCAGAGTTTTTTTCAGCATCGTACCAAGAATCATCATTTCCTGATGTCCAAACATTCATCCATGTTGGTATTTGTGAAGTAAAATCTTTAATTTTTTTAAGAAACTCAATCGCTGTTTCTTGTTTATTGGCTAAAATAAGAACCCTTTGTGGATTGTTTGGGTCAGCTAATGCTGTCATAACAGCTATATAAGCTGCTGTTGTAGTAGAAACACCAGCCTGACGGGGTTTCATCACTATATTAAAACGGTTGTTTTTATACGCCGTTATTAATTCTTTTTGTTTGGGAAATAATTTAAATCTGACAAAACTTTTTTGTGTTTGATCAAAAGTCTCAAGATAGTTCTCAATGGCATAAATTGGGTCCTTCATGGACTTTCCAATCTCCATTAATTTTTGAGCCTTATTTTGTGGTACATTTGACATAATATAACGTTCTTTTGATATATAAATATCAAGAACATTATTTAAGTCCTAATCTTCGGATTTACTTAGGGTTTGATATAGTTCATTGGTAAAAGTTTCTAAAAACAATTCCTGATTTTCATACGGGGACCAAATTTCCATAACATATTCTAAATCTAAACTAACAGTACCGTCAAACCTACCTTTATTATTCTCCATTAACGATACAATTAAATCATAAACCGAATTGGGTAGTTCTTCTTCATAAAAAACAAAATCATCAGCAAAAGTGATAATATCATCCATTAAATAATCATACCTAAATTCATAAACAGTTTTCGGTTCTTTATATTTATTTTGAATTTTTTTAGTTCGCATAAAATCATCACCAAAAATACCTTCCATTTTCGATGTCAACTCATCTTTAAGTTCTTTCCTAAGTAAATCTTTATAAACAATACTGTAAGACGATTCAATTACTTCTTTAAGTTTTTTTAATTCAGGTGAGTTTTCAACTAATACTAATATATTATAACCAGACATCCCCTGAATTAATTCATCATATAATTTAAAATAAAATTTATCGTTGATGTCGTCTATTTTAATTCTATCACCTAAATCATCAAAATCTTCCAACCAGTCTAAATTTAAACCCACCTTTTTTTCTCTAAAATTATCCATTAGGTAATCTTTAATTACTTTAATTGTGATTTCATTGTCTAAAAAATAACTTATATCAGAAAAATTTTCATAAGTATCAGGGTTAAAACTACTTGATAGGACACTGTAATAATCAGCATTATCATCAAATAACCCTAAAACACGGTCCAAATCTTCAAAAATGATATAATCAACACCGTCTCTAGTTTCTAATTTACATCTGTTATCGCCTTTTAATTCATAATGAGCTCTTTCTAAAACAATATTTTTTAACCCAGTACCCTCTTCAACAGGAGCATCTTCATAAGCCTTTATCAACATCAAAGTATCTAGTTCATTAGCTCTACCTTTTTCTAAAAACGTTTTATATAATTGATAAAAATCTTTGTTGAAAAAACTTTTCCATAAAGATTTTATGGAAACAGATTTTAAAATATCGTAATCTTTGTGTAAATAATTTTCACTTATAAAAGCTTCAAAAGATTCTATGTTTGAAAAAACTTTACCTATTTCGGGACCTGCAGCATCCAAAACATCCTCAACATCAAACCTGCCTCTAAATTTAGATTTTAACCAAAATAAAAAAACTTCTTTTCTGTCATCTTTAAAAAACGGTAAAACTTCTTCTATCCTTAAATCTTTTATTAAGTCCTTGTCAACTAATTCTTTAAATAACTCTATTCCGTTGGGTTGTTTAGAAAGATACTCAATAACTTCTTTTTTAGGGAAACCGTAATTAACTAAAGTACTTTTTAAATAATCTTTATTTTGTAAGGTATATTTTAAAGCATTTTCAAAATCAAATTTTTTATTTAAAAGATGGTTCATACCCCTAACATCTAAAGCTTGGAATAAGTTTACTCCTATGTTTTTAGCGTAACCAAATATCAAATCAACATCATTGTTAAATAATTCTATTAAGGCTGGTGCTATTCTAGAACTCATCCAATCGTCCGGTCTACTACTTCCAAAAAACAAATTCATTATTGTAAAAATGTTTTTAGTTCCTTGTACTTCACCACCTGAAACAGATTCTAAAAATTTTGGGTCAGAACTTAAATGTAAAAACTCATCTAAAGAAATGGTTTTATTTTTTATTGCCTGAATTAAATCGTCTGCGTCATTACGTTTGATAAACATTTTGGTTAACGGGTTAATACCGATATTTTTATAACCTTCCCATATTTTTTGAATCGAATAAATTTCTAATATTTGTCTATACGGTAGATATTCGTATATATTAATACCCCTTTTATTTAAATAAGATATTAAAGTATTGTGACCCAATTTTTCAATTAATTGATTTGAATTTAAAGTTTTAAGTGGATTAATATCTTTGGATTCTAACCAAGCAATCAAATCTTGTCCAAAATAAAGGTTTTCAATACCTTTTAATTCATTTTTATAAAGATATTCTACAATAACGTCTCTGATAATTCCCCAATTATCACCTAATTTTTCTGCCGCAATATTTATATCGGTCGGATGGTCTGGAGCATCATAGGCTTGAACTTTACCATTTTCTTTTTCAATTAAAAAGGCAGTTTTATACCAAGGGTTTGTTTCAGGTTCTTTTTTATTTATAACATAAATTAAAGTACCTTTATTAGTATAATTTTTAAAATAATTATCACTTTCTTTATTTGTTGTACACCATTTAGTTCCAGCTCCGTAGTAACAAGATGCTCTATGTGATTTAGGAATCATGATTAATAAATCATCAGAGTTGTATAAAACATTTGCTTCTAATTTTTTAACCTCAGATTTAGATAACACGTTATCAACAGATTTAAAAATTACTGAAGCAATACCGTAATCTTTGTAAGTATTAATATCTTTAGGACTTTTATAAATATTTTGAAAAGTTTTGGCTACAGGTGAGTTATCAGTAAGTAACCATTCAAATTTATTTTCTTTAATAAATTCATCAAAAAATTCTTTGGTTAATTTGTTAATGTTTTTATGAAATAAATTTATATTTTTAATAACATTTGACGTACCAATACCGGGAAAACCTATAGACTTGGTATAAACCATCCAATCCAAATATTTGTTGGTACCAGAAGGGTCATTACTAGCAAACTCTTCTATAACTTCAGAAGGTACGTTAGGATATTTCTTTTTAACATCATCTATTCTATTTTCTAAAAGTAATTCTTCTAACAAAAATATATTTCTCATATCAAATAAATATCTGAATTTAAATTAGAAACTAAAGCATAAAAAAACCCATCTGAGCGAAAGATGGGTTTTAATTTGAGGGCTTTCACCTTCATAACTTAACGGTCCTAACGCTAAGATTTTTAATACTTTTCATCTAAAATAGTTTGATAAAAAGCCACCATTTTATAATCTTCATTATCTAAAGCCTCATCTCTAGCATTTTCAAGTTCACGTTTAGACCAAGTTCTTGGGTCGTCAACTTCTTCTTCACCACCTTTTTTACCTAAAAGTTTTGCTAATTCATCATCTTCATCATCTGGACCTTCAGGTGCTACTGGGCCTTCATCATCAGGACTTGGGCCTTCTGGTTCACGGAATTGTTTCATAGCCTGTTCAACATCATCTTCATTATTTTCTCTAATAACATCATAAACAATCTCTCTAACTTTTTCTTTTGCTTGTTCAGAATCATTTAACAATCCGTTAACAATGTTATTAAATTCAGAAGGAGATAATTCAGACATTCTAGTAAAAATTTGAGCCTTATAAGGTAAAGCGTCAACATCCATAGTTTCTAAAAGTTTTTCCCAAATTTTAACACCTAAACGAATATCCATTGGTTCAGATTCAAGATTATCGGTTTTGTCTAAAACATAATCTCTTGTTTCTTTATCAACATCAAGGCCATGTAAAGAAATTAATTCTAACACACCTTTTGTTAATTCATGAAGTAAGAAAGGGAATGTCATACCTTGAGCAATAATTTTTGGTTTTGGTCCGGCAAGACTAACTTTTACTTGTCCAGCATGTACACCACTTTCACTTTCTTGTGCAATTGTATCATCACTTAATGCCCAATACATAAAATCATTACCAGCCATAAGTTTACTATAATCTTGAGCTAAACTTGGGTCTATTCTACGTAAATCATCTGATGCCATATGGAAAAGATTTTGCCCTTTACGTGCTGCACCATGCATCATCGCATTCATTAATCTACGTTTTGTAACATTAGGTTTTAATTCTTCAGCGGTTTTACCTTGTGGTGGTCTCTTATCACCTTTTCTCATTTTTAAACCTGTTTTACGGATTTCTTCTCCACCTAACTGTGGGTGACCAGTAATTTTTGCCTCAAAATCAACCGCGTCTTGGGGTACACCGTATTCTTCACTAACTAATTTAATAGCTAATTGTTCTAATTCTCTTTTGTGACGTGCTTCTTTTTGTAACGCACCCATTAAACCACGGGACATTAATTCTTGAGCCCCCTCAAGGTTAGCTCTACCACCTCTTGATTCAATATTTTCTTTGGCAGCTCTAACAATTTCGTCAGACATTCTTTTAACAGTTTCAGGATCTATATGTTCCGAATAATCGTGTTCACCACGTTCAATTTTACGTCTTAAATCGTCATTCATATCTTCAGATAGTAACAATCTGTTAGTAACAGATTCTACTAATTCTCTTTTTGTCATTCTAGCGGGTTCACTGGATTCAACCATTTTAAGAATATCTTTTTTTGTTAATTTTGCCATTATATTTTCTGTTTGAGTATTTTTATTTTTTAATAAATCAGATTTTTCTTGGTTTACCAAACTAATCTCATTTTTAATTTTTTTAAGTTCTTCTTGATAATACCTTGAATCAGCTATTGACTTTGCTGCTTGTGCCATTTTCATTTTTTTATCCTGTGTTTGAGCCTCAGGATTAACACCTACCGCTTTATTAGCTTGAGAATTTGCTGCCGTCGCTTCTGTTTTACTGTTAGATATTCTTTTATTAAGTTCTATCAATTTTTCGTTTAAGTTTTTAAGTTTTTCATCTACGGCAGCAACTTTACTATCAAAATTTTCGTCAGCCTCTTTTATGTATTTTTTAGACATTAATTTTTAACTTTACTTTCATCATAATTTAAAACCAAATCAAGAGAATATAACTTTTCTTCTACTGATTCTTTGGTTTCACCAAATCTAAAAACCAACCTTTCTTCAGGGTAGTCTTGGTCGTCTTGTAGTTTTTCCCAACCTAATGCAATAATACCTTCTACTGCATTATAAATTTGAAATACACCCGAATTTTGAATTAATTCTAAATCTAATTCAGGAGTTTTTAAACCACCAACAAGTTTAATAAAACTTGGGTCTGGAGTCAAATCATTTTTATCGGTAACAACAGAAGATTCATACCAAGTTTCATCCCAATCGTAATTAGTTCGATCTGAAAAGAGGAACTCAAAAATGTGCTCCCCTCTAAAGTTCGTTCCGATTTTATTTATGTATATTAAATACAATTCTTTCATTATCTTCTATATCTTGCCTTAGGATTTGGTTCTTCACCAGGTGTAATATGAGGCGGAGGTGTAAACGGTCTCTTAGATGGAGATGGTTTATCTGTTCCCGGTTTTGCCGGTTTAACAGGTGTTTCAGGTCTTGTTTGTGGTCTTGCTGGAGCTGGTTGAGGCATCATTTTTATTCCTTTTTCATCTAAAACTTCGTCAAAATCTGAATGAGAGTCAACTGGTTCACCTTTAAAAACTTTACCTTTCATACCACCCATTTCAATATCACCTGCCGTGTTAATTCTAATCTTAGCCACAACCTTACCCTTTTTCATTAAATCCAAATAAATGGTTTGTTCTTCAGGGTCTTTAGCCATATCTTTGTGACAAAATTCAACATCCATACCGTGTTGTCTAGCCATATCTTCAACATCTTCGTAAGCCATATCCTGTTCATAAGAAGCCATTTTATTGTTTAAATGGTCTTCTTTAATAGTTTTTTTGTTACGTTTACTATTTTCACCCATACCAAATGGAAAAGTAAATTTTTCTTTGTATTGGTATCTAGTACCCATACCTTTTGGTAAAGTATTTGTTTGATTACCGTACATAGGGTTAGCATCGTCCGTATAAGGCTCATCAACCTCACCATTAATTTCCATTCTAGGAACCATACCAGTACCTGCACAAGTAATACAAAAGTTTGTTTGACGATTAAAACCTATACGACCATATTCATGTCCTCTACCTTCACAGGCTGAACACATTTCTATAGTATCATCTTCCATATAATCCATACCTTCAGTTGGTCCGTAACTTTCCATACCATATTCATCATACCCTGCTTTAGGATTTGGTTCTTCACCAGGTGTAATATGAGGCGGAGGTGTAAAAGGACGTTTTGAAGGACTTGGTTTATCGGTACCTGGTTTAGCAGGTTTTGTAGGTGTATCAGGTCTTGTCTGAGGTCTTGCTGGAGCTGGTTGAGGCATCATATATGGGTCATCCATATAATCTTCACCCATTTCTCTAACATAATCGTGTAATTTACCTAATTCATTGAATTGAAAAGTTTTACCAAATTTTTGACCTTCTAAATGAACTGTATAACCATTAGACTTTACGTCAACGTAACCAAATCTACCTACAACTTTATTGTCATCTATACTAATATCTGAACCACCTAATTTATTTTTAATTTTTCTTAAATGAGAATCAAGTTCTTCTTCATCCATTTTTTTACCTTGGACTGAACGTTTAACGTTTTTAGCGAATCTTGACATGTAGTCTTTTTTATCAGACATCCAGTCTTCTTCCATACCTGGATAACCTTCCATTTCAGTTTCACCATAGTAAGGTTGATTACGGTCACTACCATAAGAACAATTATCATCAGATAATATTTCTTCACCACTTTCAATTTTATCTTCACCAGGTCCGTACATATCATCTTCTTCTTTTGAATCCATCATATAATCTTCCATGTCTTCAACACCAGTTCCCATACACCACTCACATTCTTCACCTGTCATATCATCAAGACCTAAACCATTACAGTGTGAACAAGTGTTTGTTTCTTCCATATCCATTAAATCATCATCACCGTTATTAACAATTTGAGCCTTTTCTTGGTCAGACAATTTATTCCAATCGACCATATCGTCATTAGACATATAAGTCATGATTGGTGTTGACATAACTTGTTTGTCGTTCATGAAATCAAATTCTTCGTCAGAACTTTCTTCTTTTTTCTTTTTAACAGTACGAATAATATCTTTTTTATCTTCAGAATCCATTTGGTCAAGGTCTAATGCTGAAAGAACACTTTTAGCAACCCATTTCATTGTATCCGATGATAAATCTTCAGTATCTCTAAGTTTTTGACCTAATTTACCAGTCATTTTTTGAATGTATTTAATAGAATCTTCACCCTCGTCTTCTAAATCTAAATCTTCGTCGGTTTCTTCTTCAGTATCCTCAGTACTTTCTTCTTCTTCACCACCAAATTCAAAATCTTCTCCACCTTCTGTTTCTTCTTCACCACCAAACTCATCACTTTCTTCTGTTTCTTCTTCACCACCAAAATTAAAATCTTCACCACCTTCTTCACTGCCAAAATCACCACCTTCTTCTTCACTTTCAGTTTCCTCACCACCAAAACTAAAATCACCCCCACCTTCAGGTGTTTCTTCAGCTTTAGGCTCAACAGATTTTTTCTTTTTTGTTTTAATAACAAACTTTTTTTCTTGAATAATGTCTGGAGTTAATACATCAGTATCTTCTAACATTAAATTAAGTTTTCTAACAGCTTGTTCGTAAGATTCAAACTGATTTTTAATTTTATTAGCAACACCGCCGATAAAATCAAAATTAGAACCATCATTAGATTCTTTTATATAGTATTTTTTTGTTTCTCTAACAACACCATAATATTTGCCGTTTGGAGATTTTTTGATTAATTCAAGAGATGAATGAATTTTATTTTCAGTAATAGGTTTTTTATTACCCATTAAACTTATCATTCTTTGTAAATCTTTATTTGTTATATTTTTCATATTTTTATATAATTAAAATGAGTTACTGGCATATTTCCATTATTTCTTAATAAATATGCACTAAATGCGGTAATTATACCATTATAGTTAAGATAAATAGGATTATAGAACTTTACCAGATTTGATGTCGTTGATATCGATACCAACTGGACCACCAAAACCTTCGTTTTTACCACAACATATATCAGGACAAGGTCCGTATGTTGTTAAAATGTCATATAATAATTGATCTTGAATTGACATTGTATCTACACATTGTCCATTGTAACAAGGTCCGTTTAAAGTCACGCTATATCTGGCTGCCCCTCCATTAGCATCAGGAGGTACGTTTAATGCACAAACTGTTAAAGATTCACTTGCCGGAATATCATACGGTTCTGACATAGTTAAATCACATGTTAAATAAGTAAAACCGATAAATGGTCTTGACCCTAAATTAGTAATAGTATAACAATTACAACAGTAATTAGGACATCTATTATTATCACAAAGTAACCCACTATCAAAAAAAGTACCATCAGAACTAATCACGGATTGTGCACAAATTTTATTAAATCCTGGACTTAAAGATAAAGTTACAGATTCGTAATTACAGTTAATGTAATCAACAAACGTAGAATTGAATGAATAAAGACAATAACAAGGTGCCGGACAGTTATAAAGACCTTCAGTTTCGTTAAAAATACAATCACCTGTATTTGTAACAGTACCCAGTTCATTACCGACAGGATTTCCCGTACTATCATATTCAGTTAAAACAACTTTTGCACAAAAACTAACGGGACCAGGTTCTGATATTAAACTAACAATTCCTTCGGGATCAATATAATATGTTTGAACATCTGAACTTCCACCAGCATCTATATTGTAACAATTAACATTTTGAGGGCATTCACCCCCTGTACATAAACCATTACTCCTACCTATTAAACTACCCACTTCACTAGCTGAAATATAACTTTTCGCACAAAAACCTTTACCTTCTGTTAAAGTTAAAACATTGGGAATATTGTCACAATCTACTATTGAAACATCTATAGTTTCAAGACCATTTGTTGATATAACATAATAACAAGTACAATCACCAGTTATTGGTGTGGATGGACATTCACCATCAATACAAGGACCTTCATTTATTATATCTATATTTTCAGTATCACTATAACTTAAACCAATGCTACAAACTTTTTGTGTTTCCCCATCTTCTAATGATATAGTTTGTAAATTACCGTTACAATCGATATATTTAGGTTGTGTTCTAAAACCATTATTATTTGTCAAACTATAACAATTACAAACACAACTACCACTAGAACAAGTATTACCTGTGTATAATTTGCTGTTGGTTGATAATTCAGTTATGTCTTGTTGAGTAATAATTGAAGGACTACAAAAAGAAGTATTTATACCGAAAAAGGAATTGTAAATAGTATGAATTGTTGTTCCAGTCGCACCACAATCTACATAACCAAGTGAAAATTCAGGTCCATCGTTGAAAATACTATAACAATAACAAGGGCACGAACCATCTGTACAATCTGATTGATATGTTGCAGACCAAGCATTTGGTTCTGGTCTATCATTCGGAATTCCAGGAATTATGGACACAAAATTTTGAACACAAGTAATAGTTTCAAATTTTGTACTTATATTTGGTTGTATTGTGTTGGTGTTGTTATCACAGTCAGTATAAAGTAAATAAACATCATCATTATACGCTTGTGTGTCATTAGAAAATGTTGTACACTTACAAGGGCATTTAAAAGGATAATCAGCACCTGGATCATCAACACATTGATTACCGTAGTTAACCGCTAAATTGTTGGTAGACTGTGCAACAGTAATATCTGTATCTAACCCACAAAAAGTGATTGTTTCTTTAGGATTAAGTGTGACTAAATTTGGGCTACCGTTACAATCAGTATAAGTAAAATTTTCGGTCAGTTCGCTGGTTGTATTACTAACAATTATACATCGACAAAAAGTACAACCAGTTTCACAATCACCATTATTAGTAACAGACCAACCTCTGGTGTTTACAGAAACATATAAAGCACAAAAATCAAAAAATTCACCTGGTTGAGCATTTAAGATTTGTTTATCAGGAGCAAACGCAGGTCCCTTATCAACATAATAATTGTTGTTACAATCTACATAAGTTAAATTAGTTAAATTACTTTCATTTGTTAATAAATTAGTTGTAAAACATGTACAATTACTTTGACAAGCCCCTGAAGTTACAGAAGGTGTGGCTCCTGTAAATTCTACAATTTCGTTAGCACAAAATTTAATTTCACCACCACCGAATGGTAAATATAATTTTGATTGTGTATTACCAGAACAATCTAAAATGTTGTATTGATTAGTACTGGAGGGTGGTAGTATAACTGAATAGAGATTACAGGCCATATTTTAAATTAAGGTAAGTAAGATTCACCGTTAGGTTTTAAAGCTCGACCTGTTTTAATATCAACAAGGCCAATGCCAGCAGGACCACCAACAGGGGTTGTTCCGTCACAGATATCAGGACAAGGTCCCAATGTGTTTAATAAACCGTATAATAATTGGTCAGTTGTACCAGTTAAACAAACACCATTATAACAAGGTGCGTTATCTGTATAAGAATCACAAGTAGAACTTGTAACCGACCTAATACAAATATAATTTGTTGATTCAGCAAGAAAACTAGTTGTACCTGAAACACCATTACAATCTATATAATCAAAGTCACAGGCTCCTGAGCCACCTTGAACTATTTTATAACAACGACATGCCATTTTTTAATATTTTTTTATATAAATATCTGTTATTTTCTAACGTAACAGATTTATCGTAAGCCACAGTTTTGATATCAGAAAGTCTTTCCAACATACCATTACGTCTTAATACTTTAAAGACCATGTTTTCTACTGAAAATTCACCTGCCTCATCTAAACCAGCTTGACGCATTTTTTTAATTTTATCTTTTATTTTATCTGATTTAATTACAACATCGTCGTAATTTTTTGATTTTTTCATTTCATCGTATAAATCATCAATTGAATCCATTATACGATTAGCTTTTAGCCTTACGTTTTTATCATCAACAGTGATAACTTTTTTTTCAGGTTGTACTATCCATTCATTTTTTAAAATGGAATAAACACCAGTTGAAACATGTTCTTCTGATATATCCTGAACGTAAAGTTCAACATCATAACCATAAATTTTTATATCATGATTTTGATTCCATGCCGTACTTTTAGATTTTAAAAAATCTTGAACTAAGGTCTCATCGACAGGGATTTCCTTATAATCAATAAGAATGTGTAAATCAACATCAGAGTATTGTGACCAATTATAATTCGCTAAACTACCTGTAAAAGTAACGTCATCAATGTCAAGATTTTCAATTTCTAAACTTTCAATATAATCGTCAGCAATTTTAAGTAAGTTTTTTCTAATTTCAGGACGTAATTTTTGATTTTTATCCCAAATTTTAGGATTTAAATCATCTTGCATTTTAAAACCTGTTAAATCTACATACCTATCACTTTTAGTAACTTTACTAATTTCTTTTATTTGTGTAGCCTTTTTCATCTACATTATAAATATTCGAGATATTTATTAAAAAGAATGAAAAAGAAGATTATTTTATGACTTACTACGAAAGAAATAAAAAAGATATTTTAGAAAAAAGAAAACAACATTATCTTAGTAAAAAAAATGACCCTGAATATAAAGAAAAAAGAAAAAATTACCAAAAAACTTATAAAAAAATAAATAAAGATAAGTTGACTGAATATAATAAGTTATGGAAGGACAATAATTCAAATTACTGGGAAAAGTATTATTCAAGTAATAAAGAAAAAATAGTAAAAAATAGTGTAGAGTATCAAAAACTAAAAAGAAAAAATAATCCCTTGTTTAAATTATCCATTAAAATAAAAAATC